ATTTAACTATTGAGATGCAAGCACAAACAAGTTAGGAACCCTAATGCCTTACAAAATTATTAGCCCACGCCTAGGCACGCCAGGCGATGAATACGAAGCCGCTGACGGCATTAACATTGCCGCACTAATTGAAGGCGGATTTGTAGAAGAATCCACAAACGAAACCCCAAAACCTGCTAAAACTAATAGCAAGAACTCAGCAAAGGACTAACCACTATGGCAACCTCAACTTACCTCAGCAACCCAAACGTAACCGTGAACTCAGTTTCATTGCAGGACCAGTGCCAAGGCTTGGTTTTTACCCGCATGATTGAGGCACTGGAAAGTACAGCGTTTGGCAGTACGTCACGCGTTTACACTGCAGGCCTCGAAAACTCCTCACTTCAGTTAGACCTTTACGCGTCGTTTGCAACATCGGAAACTTACGCAACGCTTAAGGCTTTGGTGGGAACTCAAACAACTGTTTCGTGGTCACCGTCAGCAACTTCTCCAGGCACTGCAACCAATCCAACGATGACACTAACCGGGGCTTACCTAGAGGAATTGCCATACACTTTGGCCTTGGGCGCTCTTGGAACTATGAGTATTACGTTCACCGGCGGAGTTTATTCAGTCGTCGAAGTATAAATAAAAGCCGGCAACGGCCCGACACGAAAGCAGGTTAGTTATGCAGTTAACATTAAAAGCCACGTTTAACGACGGCACTACAAACGAAGTAACCACGAACCTTATGACGGTGGTTAGTTGGGAACGTAAATACCGGCGCAAGGCGTCAGAAATGGCGTCGGGCGTAGGTGTTGAGGACTTAGCCTTTTTGTGTTATGAAGCAACACGTACTAGCGGTACAACAGTACCCGGCACGCTTGACGCGTTCATTAACTCATTGGCTACTATTGAAGTAGTTGAGCAGAACAGCCCAAAAGCCTCAGCGGCACAGTAAGGCATTTACTAGCGCAAATCCTAGTTGCAACTGGCTACTGGCCGCCTGAAGTATCATTCCAGTCAGACGATATGCACGCCGTTATAGAAATCTTAAACGCCCAAAGAGGCGGCAAACGTGGCTAGTTCACCTGTTGTAAAAGTCTTTGGAATCCAAGAAGCCTTAAAAGAAATAAACGACTTTGATAAAAAGTACCGGCGCGAAATAACCAAACAAATTAAAAGCGCTGGTGAACCAATCATAAGCCAGGCGCGAAGCATGGTAGCCCACTTTGATAACTCCCTAGGCAACGGCGCCCCACTCTCAGGCATGGCACGCGGCAACCTAATAAAAGGCCGTAACACAAACTGGCAAACCCAAGCCGTCCAAAAAGGGTTTAAGGTAAAAGTAGGTAGACGCGCAAGCAAAGAACGCTACGTGAACTTCAATAAAACAGACGAACTAGGGTCACGCTATACCCAGCAAGTAGTTTTCGGCGCTAAACCCTATGAACTTATGGTTATCCAACAGACCGACGCCGCCGGTGCAATTTATGACCATGCCGGCCGGCAAACCCCAGGCCTATTTGTAACAAACCTAAACACTGAAGTAGGGCCACAGCCAAGAGCAATTGACGTAGCAGTAGAAAACAATAGGGAACCAGTGCAACAAAAAGTACTGGAAATAGTGCAAACTGTCATGGACCAAACAAACAGAAACCTAAAGGTAAGCCATGGCAATTAACATCCCCATCATTTCTAGCCTGGGTGGCGACGGTTTCGAGAAGGCCATACTGCAACTGCAATCCCTAAAAACAAACGGGGAACGTGCAGGGTTTGTTTTAGAAAAGGCCTTCTTGCCGGCTATTGGTGCGCTAGGTGCGTTGGCTGTTGCCGGCGGTTTTGCTGTTAAAGCCGCTATAGAGGACCAAGAAAGCCAAGTGCAACTAGCGGTAGCGCTACGTAACACTGTGGGCGCAACCAATGAAGTAGTGGCTGCCACTGAGCAAATGATTACCCAAATGAGTAGGGCATCAGGCGTAGCAGATGACGAACTACGGCCCGCGTTTGCCGAACTGGTACGAGGCACAGGGTCTATTGCTGAGGCCACTGAGGCTATGGGCCTTGCCATGGACATTTCAGCCGGCACAGGTGCAGAACTCACCACTGTTAGCAAAGCGTTAGCCGCCGCATACGCCGGCAATATGAAAGGCCTTAAAGGGCTATCACCTGAAATAACCAAAATGATTAAAGACGGCGCGTCACTCAGCGACGTTATAGACACATTAAGCGGCAACTTTAGAGGTGCAGCCGACGCAGCCGGACGAAGCGCAAAAGGCCAATTGGCTTTAATGACAGGCGCATTAACCGACATGAAAGAAAGTATTGGCATGGCTTTACTGCCGGCACTCGAAGCCGTAATACCGATGCTGGTTACATTTTCTGACTGGGCTGCTAACCACGTTGGCGTTGTAATCGGTATCGGTACAGCCATTGCCGGCATAGCAACCGCTATAGCAACCTATGTAGCAGTACAAAAAACGGCTAACGCGGTAATGATAGTTGCCACCGCCCTGAACTGGGCTATGGCCGCATCGGAAACCGCCAAAAATACGGCAATGACGTTAGGCGTAGGTGCCGCTGCTATCGCTGCCGGCTTAGTTGTCGCCATGGGCGCATTGGTCATATTTAAGAACCGAACAAAAGAACTAACCGCCGAACAGGTTACAAATACAAAAGCAACTACTGGCCAAAGAGAAGCAATAGGCAGCACCTACGAAATGATTTTTAGGTCAGACCGCGCCACAATTAAAGCCGCCTACAACATGGCGTACAGTACCGAAAAGATTAAAGAAGCAGAAACTGCTAGCGGCTCTTACAGCAAGACATTAGAAGAACAAAAAAACAAACAAGAGGCTGTAGCAAAGGCCGTTAAAGAAGCGGCCGAAGCATTAAAAGCAGATTTAGTAAAAGCATTACAAACAGCGCAAGAAGAACTAGAAGCAGCCAAAGAAAAGTTCGATAGTTTTGCACAAACTGTTACCGAAAGCATTAAAGAAGCGTTCAGTTTTAAGGACGCTAAAGACGCTGGAGAAGAAACCGGTGCAGGATTTTTGCAAGGCCTACGCGACCAAGTAGCGGGAATAGTTGACTACGGCAAGAACGTAAAAACTTTGCTGCAAATGGGGCTAAGCGAAGAGGCACTAAAAGCCGTTCTTGATGCCGGCGGGGAAAGCGGCGCGGCTATCGCTAAAGAACTCATTGCCGGCGGTGCAAATGCAATCAAAGAAACTAACGCTTTAGTAGACGCAGCAAACCAAGCCGCCTACGAAATAGGTCAATCCGCCGCTGCCCAATGGTACGGTGCAGGCGTTTCTAATGCCCAAGAATACCTTAAGGGTGTAACAGACGCCTTCGATAAAGCGCAAGCCAAACTAGGCCAAAAAGGCCTTAAACTTCCAGACCTTAAAGGCATAGCAGCCGAATTTACTGACAGTATCGGCATGACCGTAGCAACAGAAAGTTACAGCACTGGCCAAATCTCCAGCAACGACCTAAGCAAAATAGGTTTGCAGGCCGCAGCCGGTGACACCTACGTAGTTAACGTGTCAAGCCTCGTACCTAACGCCGCTGCCGGTGAAGCCGTAATAAACGCTATACGTAGTTACAACAGGGCTGCCGGCCCCGCCAATATCCAGGTGGCGTAATGGCCACGTCAGTAATTGCTAGCGGTGACTACGAACTATTTATAGACACCGGTTTCTTATTAGACGCGTTTACGCTTGATTCAGCAACGCAAGGCGTATTAAATAACACTGAGTTTGTGCTAGACGGAACTACCGAATTTGCACCAATGTTGCAATACGCTAAAAATGTTTCAATAACACGTGGCCGTCGAGAAATAGGCGACCAGTTCAGCGCCGGCACCATGACCTTTACCCTCGACGACACCCTGGCAGGCGGCATATTAAACCCGCTGTATTCCAGTAGCCCATTCGTAGACCCTGCCGGCCAATTCACCCTTGCGCCCTTGCGTCGCGTTTCAATAGGCCGCTACAACAGTGTTAACGCCTTTGTGCCAATTTTTGTAGGGCAAATTGTTAACTATGACTACTCATACGAATTAGGCGGGAATAACCTAGTTACTGTTTATTGTGCAGACGATTTTTACTTATTAGCGCAAACCAGCCTTGCCGAATTTAACGTAACCGAAGAACTATCCAGCGAACGTTTAGAGGCTGTACTAGACCTACCTGAAGTTGCTTACCCTGCCGCCAGCCGAAATATAAACACTGGCACGCAAACATTGGGCGGCGCTGCCGCTTACACCGTGCAGGGCGGTACAAACGTAAAAGCGTATATAGACCAAATCCAACAGGCCGAACAGGGCCGTATTTTTATGTCGAGAACTGGGGTAATAAACTTTGACCCGAGGGTAGGCAATACCCTTAGCGGTAGCGTTGCCGACTTCCACGACGACGGCACAATGATTCCGTACAATTCGCTAGGCATAACTTACAACGCCGACCAAGTGGTAAATAGGGCCAGTATTCAGCACTTGGGCGCTAGTAACCCTGAAGTAGCCGACGACTTGGCTAGCCAAGCCAAGTACCTAATTCAGACCACAAGCATTACAAACAGCCTGCTACACAATGACGCAGCCGCCGCAACCCTCGCCAGTTACCTTTTGGTAGGCGAACCCGAACCGACGTTTACAGCCGTCCAAACGGATTACCTGATGCTGACCACCGCCCAACGGGAAACCCTAACCACGGTAGACCTAGGCGACACCATCACAATAACGAACACCATTGCCGGCGGTGAAGTAGCCCAGGAGTTGTCGGTAGAAGGTATTGAAATTGGTTTAGATTTTGCTTCAGGCCACCGTGTCACGTATTACACGGCGCCCACAGTAATTGTTTTTGAGTTTGTACTGAATGACCCAATTTACGGAATTTTAGGAATAACCGACCCGCAACCCGTTTTAGGATAAAGTACCCAATATGGCAACTACCCCGTACCCGTTCGTTAGTGGCGCTGTTTTAACCGCGTCGCAACTTAATTCGACGTTTAACGTACCTATAAACTCACAGACCGCTAGTTATGTGCTAGTTGCTAGCGACGCTGGTAAACGCGTACAAATGAACGCTGCAGGCGCAACCACCATTACGGTTAATACGTCACTATTTAGCGCGGGTGACAGCCTTTTTATTCAGAACATTGGTGCCGGCACTTGCACGATTACTGCTGGTACAGCAACGGTTACAACCGCTGGCAGTTTAGCGTTGGCACAATGGGGGGGTGGCACGCTTTATTTCACTAGTGCTAGTGCTGCTATTTTTTTTAGCGGTGGGCGTGCCGCGTTATCTGTAGAAGCGTTAATTATCGCTGGTGGTGGTGGCGGCGGCGACGGGTTTGACCGTACTGGCGGCGGTGGTGGTGCTGGCGGCTATTTGGCAAATGTTGTTGGCGAAAATAGCGGTGGTGGTATTGGCGGTATATTGCCGTTTAACCCTGCACTTGCCACTAATTACACGGTAACGGTTGGTGCTGGCGGTGCTGGCGGTACTGGTAGCGGTGCAAATGCAACCGCTGGCAGCAACAG